AGTATCTTGCATTAATCTGGTCTGATGCAATGACAAGCTGCTGAGTGGAAGATTGAAACACCGCGCCGGCCAAAAAAGAATCCGATCCCATTGCAAAGTTCAGGGCTAAAGCACTAAACGTTGCCGAAGAAATTGCGTCCTCATCAACTGCCAGTGCGGATTCGCTTAGATTTACAAAAAACTTTGCGCTCGACTGCGGGCTATCAGAGCCAGTTGCCGAGTTCAGAGTGGCAGTATTGCCAGTGAATTGAGCTGACCCACTGTCCAAAACGGTAGTTGACTCACTTAAAGAGGACGAATAAACAACAAAACCATTAAGAATGTCGTTCGTTGCCGCCGATTCGTTTGTGATGCTGAAGTATTGCGGCTGTATCTTTGCCGAATCAAACGGAGCAGAAGAAAACGGCAAAAAGCCAAGCATTAGGATCTATCCTTGACTTATGCTGCGTCAAGACTAAAAGTGTAAGTCACATTAAGCACGTCACCGGAAACCACCGCCCTATTACCCGGCGACTGAAAGTTTGCTTCGGAAAATAGAATGCCAGAAGTTCCGCTTGCTACCGTGCAAAGGAAAGCACCCGATACAGTTCCGCCAGCGCCTGAGATTGCAAAGGATGCAACAGATCCTGAATTGTCAATAACCGAAGGATCTGCCAGGGTGGGCGTACCAAGCGTTAGAGTTTTCCGTGTGCCGGAATAGTTTACAAATTCAATCCATCCGGCGTGAGATGCAAGGGCATCGCCAGAAGCATAAGCTGCGCCGGGGCCAATAATCAGGCCAAGAAAGAACGCCGCAGTGTAAGAGCTACCCTTAAAGTACTTGGAGTTCATGTCCTGCAAGCCTTCATTCACCACAAGGTTGTGCATTTTATCCTGCCACTTCAAATTGCCGTCTTTGTCGAAACACTGCAATTGGAATATACCACCGCCTTTTGCCGATTCTGGGGATTGAGTTTTTGCAACCAAGCCAGCAGTAATTTGCTCACCTGATTTAGCCTTGTCGTTGAACATCATTAATCCTTAATTTGAGCTACGAATAAGTGCTGATGTAGCAGTATTCTTAGGCATGGTAATAGCGAAGTTACTGGATGTTTTGTCAGATCCAAAGTCTAGCACTGCAATAGCTTTGTTTCCTTGGCTTGCGTTGTAAATTAAAGCGCATCTTGCAGTCACCGAAGAGCCAAACTCCACGTTGCTGAAGTTAACGTAAGCTGTGTCTTCCGAGGAAAGCAAAGTAACCCCAGTCATAGCAACTCCACCTGCCACGTAACCAGCGCCAGATACCTCATTAACCGTTGTATAGACCGTGGTTGCCTCATTAAGATCGGCGCTGGCTGAGTACAGAGCAATCTTTAAAGTGTCCACTGTTAGGTTATGTACGGCTTGATAAAGTTCTAGTTTAAAGCTCGTGGTTTGAGTTTGAACGATTGAGCTCATGAAACGGCAATCCTAACTTGGCCATCGCGGTAGGCGTCCATCCTTTGTTTGCCATCGCCAAGATTTTTAAGCAATGCAATAGACTGGAAGTACATGTCTTGGTAAATTTTAACCAAGTCAGCCTCTCCCTTCATGTAGCGTATTGCTTCGATTAAAGCACCATTGAGAAGCGCTGAGTCGAAGTTTTCTCCAAGCCATGTTTCTCCAGCAGTCACAATAGACTCTGGATAGTAGTAGTAATGCAACTCTGTTGAGTAGCCGCTATTTGGGGTTGGCCCAACAATAAACACCAGCTCATTTACATCACTAGATCTGGGGCCAAAAATTGCATAGTGCTTTGGAAGGCCAGTTTGCGCTGACTTGGGATACGCTTCTCGAATGAAGTTTACGTCCTTGTTCAACAAGTAATAATAATCACCATCACCGTCAATCACTGCAATTGAATACGTGGACAAAAAATCCGTAGGGGCTTGCAGGTAGTTGCTGCCCGTAGTCAAGTTGCCAGTAACGTTTTTTCGTAGATTGGCTAACTGCACCGTGTTGTATATGCGCTGCTCGGCCTGCTGCGCAAACAATGCAAACTCATTCTCTGAGAACTGATTCTCACAGATGTTGGCAATAGAAGTTTTTAACTCGGCGTAGTTCATATAAACTTCAAGCCATTGGGCCTCGTGCCATTAATCCTTTTGTGGCAGCGCCAGTACCACGTATTTTAATGCCGCTAGTCTTAACTGGAGGTGCGTCTTCTTGCTTGCTGATATTGCCAACGCTCATGTTGACCGTATTCAAGTTACTGCCATTTTTACCTTTGCCGGGATTACTCTCGGCGCGGACAATTTTGCCAGTCATAGTGTGCGGCTTGGCGTAAACAGCGGCATCGCCAACTTCTTTGCCACCCATTTTTTTGCTGAATTTAGCCATGATTAGCCTCGCTTCTGGTTTGCAACTTTAGCCATACCGCGACCCATTGACAGCATGTCTTCATTAGTTTTGCCGCCTTTTCCGTTCTTAGGCTTGCCCTTTTGAATGGCAACCATGGGGCCGCTATCGCCAAGATTTTTACCAACGGTACGACCTTTTTTGGCAACTCCGTCAGCAGATTTTGTAAAAGCCATGATTAACTCCTTAAGACTCTGTAACCAACACTGTACCAACATAACTCGTTGCGACCAAATAGTTTGGAGTCAACGAATTGTCAAAAAATTGAGCGCCGCCTACTGGTGCCCATCCCCACTGTATTGACCGGCTACCTCCACCTAGCGAGCCTCCAGAGGTTAATCCGGACGTTACATAGGTTGTATCTCTACGTGGATTCCTTACCGCCTGCGGGTCATCTATAGGGTACATCCCAATCTGTAGCTGTGGGTGATCTGGATCCCAGCATGCAGGACAAACAAGCAACTCGTACCGCTTAGTCTTGATAATTTCAATTTTCAAATTACGCAGCTTATATTGCTGACCGCACCGATCACATTCGGCAATTGACTTTTTGCCGGATGCAAATCTATTTCCCATTATGTGCCACCACCGATAAACATGCGCCTTGGAACAAATCTTACGGCTGCCTTTTCGCGATCTTCGCCAGCAGCAATTTCAAATGTTTCGTCGTACATCTGTTTAAGCATTTGTACGCGCGGCATCATTTCTGGCACCTTGACGGCAATGTGATATGCCAGTCCAGCTACAAGAGCGGGTAAAAAACGAAAGTTCATGTCCGCCGTCTCAATACCTGCGCCAGCATCTTGTACGCGGCGCAAACGCCAATAGACAAAGGTGTAGGGTGTTGTGCTGTCTGGTGTAGGCCAAACTGTAATTGCTGGCAATTGAGTTACATAAACGGTAATACCGCTTGTATGACTGGCCGCCGTAGTGTTGGCCTGTCCTCGAAAGCATTTACTCAACACGTTACCCGAGATGTAGTTGTAGTAAACAACCTCATTTTCCAGCTTGATAAAACCTGCCGCAGCCAGTCCGCTCGTAGAACTTAATGTAATCGTGGTGTCGGTACTGGCAATATTGCCACTTAGCGTAGATCCAGCCGGGTTTGTTTCTCCCGACATCCGCTGAATCATGACTTGAATCGGTCGAGCTTGCTGGATCTTGTTGGGAATAGTGGCGTAGGTGGAAACGCTAATACGCGTGATACTCAAATCGGCCTGAGTTGACGCTGTATTTGCACCAGTTCGAATGACGTGTTCAAGCAAATCAATGGTGTCAGCGGGTAATGCGTACGTGTTTAGACCTGGCGTCAAAGGAATGGTCCCCTGCTCCATCGTCCACATGTTGATTCCCTTGCTTTGCCACTCAATCGTCATTAGGTTCATGGATCGACGAGCCGTGCGCAAGTCATATCCAGTACGCATTTCCCTGCCAGCTCGCTCCCACGCCTCTTCAGCGATCTCCGTAAAATCCATGTTGAAGAGAGTTGAGCCGGTAGTTGTCATTTTGCAGTCTTTGCAGATTGAGTAAAGGACTGCTTAGTTGGAGCACCAGCAGAGCCGGGTTTACGCATTTTCTCGCCAGAGCCAGCAGCAATACGTTTACGCTTGGCATTGATGTTGCCATACAGGCCGACTTTTCCGCCAGCGGCGTACTCAGTAAAGTCTGTATTGTCGCGGCGAGCCTTGCGCTTACCCCCGGGCATTTTTGATTCCGCAATCTTACCCATACCTCTACTTTTAAGCATCTCAGACCATCTTTCCGCGAGTTTTGCCTTTTACAGCACAGCCATCAGCACGCTTAGAGGCTGAGACAGAACCACCCTTGGCGTAACCCATATCGCTAATCTTCTTGCGATCCTTGGCGTCTTTGACTTCCTGCATCATCTCTTCCATTTGTGCAGGACGCTTAGTGGCCTTCCTGGGTATAGGAGCCATCTCGGGCTCCATATCACCCGTAGCTTGATCGTAGGCTTTCTCGGTGCGACGGCGCATTTTCATTTCGCGAACATCGTCGGGGGTCATGTCATTCATATCCATGTTCATCTCCTTTTAGTACTTGCCGCCAGATTTCATCTTAACCATTGTTCCCTTGGTCTTGCCCTTGGTTTCGACGCCGCCGCCCTTGGCCATCTTTGCCATGCCGCCGTGCTTCATCCCTCCGGCCATCATGGAGCCGTCTGGCATTTTGTGGACCCCACCGCCCATAGCCATCTTAGCCATGCCGCCAGCTTTCAAGCCTGCGTGTGCTTTGGATGCGGGTTTACCTGCGTGTTTGGCCAGAGCGTCTTTGCCTTTAGCGGGGGCGTCAGCCCCTTTTTTCTTTGCCATCATGGCCATAAAGCCGGGGTTCATTTTAGAAG